CTCTAGTCAACAAATATTTCCGGTGGTATGAGATTGAATTTGCTGAAGCTATTACTCTTACTGGTCAGCTAGCAATCCGTTGGACTGAACGTAACATTAATGCTTTCCTTAATAAGGCCTTAAAGTATAGAAAAGATCGTGTTATTGCTATTGATACAGATTCTGTATATCTAAATCTTGAGGATCTAGTAGATAAGAATAGTCCTAATCCAATTGATTATCTAGACAAGGTTTGTACAGAGGTTCTAGACAAGAAAATCAAAGATAGCTTTAAGTCTCTTGTTGAATATACTAATGCATCTACTCCGTTCCTTAACATGAAGCGTGAAGCTATTGCAGACAAAGGCATCTGGACTGCTAAGAAGCGATACATTCTAAATGTACATGATAATGAAGGTATTCGTTATGCAGAACCAAAGCTTAAGATCATGGGCATTGAAGCTGTAAAGTCTTCGACCCCATCAAGCTGCCGCACTAAGATTAAAGAAGCTATCAAGATTATTATGAAGGGTACAGAACAAGATGTCATCGACTTCATCGAGCAGTTCAGAGAAGAATTCAATACTCTATCGTTTGATGAAGTGGCTTTCCCCAGAGGCTGTAATGGACTCTCAACATATCGAGACAAAGCCTCCATCTATAAAAAAGTAACGCCGATTCACGTTAGAGGCGCATTGGTTTATAATAAACTTCTCATTGACCGTGGATTGGAAAACAGATACGAAATAGTAAAGGAAGGTGAAAAGATTAAGTTCTGTTATCTAAAAACTCCTAATCCTCTTCGTGAAAATGTTGTTTCTGTAGTCAATACTCTTCCAAGGCAACTTGAACTAGATAAGTATATCGACTATAATCTTCAGTTTACTAAATCCTTCTTGGATCCTCTTAAGATTATTCTAGATGCTATTGGTTACCAGACTGAAAAAAAATCTACACTTGATAGCTTTTTCAGTTAACAATAATTGGATACTATGATATAATAAATCAATTAAACAGCAATGCGAGGTACTATGAGTCTACTACTTAAACTAAAGAAGAATTCTACTATTCAAGAAACAGATATTCTAGCCGAATCTAAGTTCTTTAATAAGAAGGATATGATTTCTACTCCAGTTCCTATGATCAATGTTGCACTATCTGGCGCACTAGACGGTGGTCTAACTCCTGGTCTGACTATGTGGGCTGGCCCTTCAAAGCACTTTAAGACCGCTTTCTCGCTCTTGATGGCCAAGTCTTATATGGATAAGTATCCTGAGTCAGTGCTTCTATTTTATGACTCAGAGTTTGGTACTCCTAAGTCGTATTTTGAGTCCTTTGAAATTGATATGAATCGAGTTCTTCATACGCCTATTACAGACGTTGAAAAGCTTAAGTTTGATATTATGCAACAAATCAATGAGATTACTAGAAATGAACAAGTAATCATTATCATTGACTCTATTGGTAATCTTGCTTCAAAGAAAGAAATTGATGATACACTAGAAGGCAAATCTGTTGCTGATATGTCTCGTGCAAAGCAGATCAAGTCTCTATTCCGAATGGTAACTCCTCACTTGACTATGAAGGACATTCCTATGATTGTAGTTAATCATACATATAAGGAAATGTCTTTGTTTCCTAAGGACATCGTTTCTGGTGGTACCGGTTCTTATTATTCTGCCGACAATATCTTTATCATTGGTCGTCAGCAAGAAAAGGAAGGTAAGGAAGTTACTGGATATCATTTTATTGTTAACGTGGAAAAATCTCGATATGTCAAAGAAAAATCAAAGATCCCTATCAGCGTATCTCACACTGGCGGGATTTCTAAGTGGTCTGGCCTTCTCGACATTGCTTTGGATGGTAAGTTTGTCCATAAACCATCACCCGGATGGTACTCCAAGGTTGATCCCGAGACAGGTGAAGTATCAGATCAAAAAGTTAGGGAGAAGGATACGAACACTATGGCGTTTTGGGATCCCATTCTAAAGTCACAGCAGTTCCAAGACTATATTAAGGATCGTTATCAAGTTGGTCACGGTTCTATCATGCAGGGTGAAGATGGAGAAGCATATTGATTGAACAAAAGATCCTTGCACACCTCGTAAGTAATGATACATACGCGAGAAAGGTTCTGCCCTTTGTAAAGCCAGAATATTTTGCGGATCATGCTCATCGTGTGATTTATCAGACTGTTGTAGCTTATGTGGAACGTTATAATACGATTCCATCAGCAGAGGCACTAACAATTGATGTTGACAAGATTGATGGAATGTCTTCTGATGTCTTCAGTAAGGTAGTGGAAATTATTCCTAATCTTGTCGCTGATAAGGATACTGATCTAGATTGGCTTCTGGATCAGACTGAGAAGTATTGCCAAGATCGTGCTGTCTATAACGCGATCATGGAATCTATTACTATCATTGATGGCAAGTCCAAGGACAAGGGAAAGGGATCTATTCCACAGATCTTGTCTGAGGCACTTGCTGTCTCATTTGATACTTCAGTAGGTCATGACTTCCTGACTGACTCTGATGCTCGTTATGAGTTCTATCATCATAAGGAAGAAAAGATTGAGTTTGATCTAGAATACTTCAATAAGATTACTCGTGGTGGTCTACCTCGCAAGACTCTTAATGTTGCCTTAGCTGGTACTGGTGTTGGTAAGACTCTATTCATGTGTCATACTGCTGCTGGTAATCTTTCTGCTGGGTATAATGTTCTTTATATCACTATGGAAATGTCAGAGGAAAGAATTGCTGAACGTATTGACTCTAATCTTCTGAATGTGACTACTGATGAACTAAAGATCATGCCTAAAGAAGCTTATGACAAAAAGATTGATCGTGTGCGTAATAAGTGCAAAGGTCGTCTAATTATCAAGGAATATCCTACCTCTACTGCTGGTAGTTCTAACTTCAGACACCTACTTCAAGAGCTAAAACTCAAGAAGAAGTTTGTTCCAGACATCATTTATATTGATTATCTTAATATCTGTTCTTCATCTAGAATGAAAATGGGTAATTCTGTGAACAGCTATATGTATATTAAAGCTATTGCTGAGGAGCTTCGTGGCCTTGCCGTAGAGTTTAATGTCCCAATTATTACAGCTACTCAAACTAATCGTGATGGTTATAATAGTTCTGATGTTGATCTAACTAATACTTCTGAAAGCTTTGGTCTACCTGCTACTGCTGATTTAATGTTTGCCATCATTTCTACCGAGGAACTAGAAAATATTGGCCAGCTTATGATTAAGCAACTTAAGAATCGTTACAATGATCTTAGTGTTCATCGCAGCTTTATGATTGGTGTTGATCGTGGTAAGATGCGACTATATGATGTAGAGTCAAATGCTCAAGGCGGATTTATTGAGGATCGTCCAGTAATGGATAGTAGTAGATTTAATGATGATGAAGAAGCCGGTGGTTTTGGCCTTAAGCGCGGTAAGAAAGATTTCTCTAAGTTGAGAATGGCATAAATAATTATATGACAACATTTAAAGACTTTCTCGACGAATCATTGGATCCCAAATCAAAAACGCTTCATGCATCACTTCTTATCTCTTAAAGATAAGCACCCAGATGTACAATTCCATGCACATCACGTTGATCACGATCCCGCAACAGGTAAAGTAAAGATTACTACTACTAAGCGATAAGCGGGCATGGCGTAACTGGTAGCCGCATCAGACTTAAAATCTGCTGGAGTATTCCGTCCCGGTTCGAGTCCGGGTGCCCGCACCAATACCTTGGCCTTGCAGTTCATTCTGCAAGGTCTTTTTTTATAAATACTGTGTGTTAATAGGACATTATTATGAAACCAGATGCAATTTTTAGTTTAATTTCTGATGTAGGATTTCCTATTGCCGCGGCTGTTATGGCCGGAGTATTTGTGTATTTTGTTATAAACTACATACTTGAGAGCGTGTTAAAAGCTATTAAGGGCATGCAAGGCATCATTATGGGTCTTGACAATCGGGTCAAGACTATGAACCACGACATTATTAGATTAGATTCTGTAGTTAGTTCTGCTCTAGGACTGGCTCCTGATTTAGATAGAATTGCTAGAGCAGACGGAAAGAATGATGCAAGGAGAGACTAAATGGTATTTATGGATTATTTATTTGAAATATTAGATAATGGAAATATTATTATGGATCCTGATT